AGTAATAGGGCCTGTATCGGGTAACGATGGGTACGACCTTGAATGGTATCTCATCCGCTCGGGGCAGGTCCGCTACTAACTTCTTAAAGGAAGTATATGGGATACCGGGCATACGCGAGGAAGACAAAGATACTAGGCGAGAGCTTTTCAAACGCATACTACCGGCTTACAAAGGATCTCCTGTTCAGTCAGGCTATTGCTGCAGGGCATACCTGTTACCGATGCAAGGAAGCGCTTACCCGGGAGACGTTCAGCATCGAGCACAAGATAGACTGGCTGAACCACGAGGAGGCGGCTAAGATGTTCTTTGATGTCGATAACATCGCGTATAGCCATTTGCAGTGCAATACCCGGGCTCAAGCGTACAAGAATAGAAAAGGCCCGGTAGAGGATGGGAAGAGAACGAGGGCCAATAGGAACAGACACCGGGCACGAGTGTATGACTCTGCCGCGCGGAAAGAGAAGTACAAGAGGCTAGGGACATAGTAATCTAACAGAGGAGATAAGATGTTAATGATGACCGGAGATAAATTCATGACGTGGCTGATGGTAAGAGACAAGGTAACTGCGGTCCAAGGTCAGCTACTAGGACTAATTGATGACACACTGTGGGAAGTTAGCTACGGTTCTGAGCTGCGGTCCTCGGGCCTCAGAACGATACTGCACGAGAAGGACATGCTGCCCACGGACAGCGAAAAGCCGAGCGATAAACTAGGAGTAATAGTATGAGTAAATTTTTGCACAAAGTGTTAGATGCGATGTTCCCGCCGTACCGGGAGAAGATTAACCGAGGTCAGGGGACCAGTGACCTGACAGTAGTGTATGAGAATCTGCTTACGAGTCTAGAGAACCAGCGAGATGTGCTCTACAAAGATATATCAGAGCAGCAAGGATGGGTGGCAACGATCCCGGACCGCAGACACTTGAGACATCTGGAAGAGGAGTTAGACTCGATAGACCGTGACATATCGTCAGTTCTCCGTTCCCGACGACGGGTAGCTGAGGACAGTTCTTCTGGTACAGCAAAGCCTTGATATATGCGCGATATATCGATATTGTCGGCTTATGAGCGATACTGACATCGACGACCTGATACCTCCTAGTATTAGTGAGGACCGTGAACCTAAGCCGATATCAGCGAAAGGCCAGAAGTACGTCGACGAGTACATGGTAGATATGAATGCCTCCCGGGCCGCGAGAGCTGCCGGGTATACCAACAGCACGATACCTCGAGAGTACGCGGTAACGGTTGAGATCGAGAGAAGAAGGAAGGCAGACGCGCGGAAGTTGAAGATAACCGAGAACCGTAACTTGAAGGAGTATGCCCGGATAGCGTACTTCGATCCAAGGAGAATGTTTAAGGAAGACGGTACCGCTAAAGATATACATGAGTTAGATGATGATATGGCAGCATGCATCGCTGGCTTTGATTACACAGAGGAAGGCGCAGACAAGAACTTCAGGAGAACATTCAAGTATAAGTTCATACCGAAGATGCCTGCGCTCGAATCGTTATCCAAGGTCCTAGGACTCTTTCCGAGTGAGAAGCATGAAGTAACCGGGAAGGGAGGAGGACCAATCGAGATGGCAGAGATGTCACTACACGATAAGGGTAGGAGATTAGCGTTCGTGCTGAACAGCGCATTGAGAGCTAAAGAAGACACAGTAGATGTGTCAACTGAGGAAGTACAAGGGAATTCTACAATTGTAACTAAGGAGATTAAATTATGACAGCATTTTTACATAACATATATGGACGTAAGTTAGGCGTGGATCACAATGAGAACGTACTAGCCAAGCAAGGTTTAGGAGTTGGATCAAAGGGCAATCAGTTCCTAGTTCCTTCACCGTACACCGCAGTACTGTTAGATGACTTCGTTGGGGATACACTATCAACGGATAACTGGCTATCTGCAGAAGGATCAGATGCTCAAGCAACAGCAGCTATATTAGCTGGTGGGATAGGCGGAGTTGCTCGGTTGACTACTGGTAACGCAGGTTCCGGGGTAGCTGCTGATGCGGTAACCGTAAACGGCGCACTACAGTGGCAAGCGAGTAATGACAACCTTGTATTTGAAACAAGGATCAAACACTCACGTATCACTAACGCTTACACCTTTGTAGGGTTCACTGATGTAGCTACCGGAGTTGAAGCTCCAGTAACACTAAGCGGAACTACATTCACGACTAACGCTTCAGATGCAGTAGGCTGGATGTTCGATACAGCAGCTACCACTGACACTTGGAGAATGGTAGGTGTAGCTGCTAACACAGATGCGACTGAACAAGACTCAGCAGCTTCTCCGGTTGCGGCTGATTATGAAACACTAAGAGTCGAGATAGACGTGTTAGGTGTGGCTAAGTTCTTCCGTAATGGACTTCCTGTTGGAACAGCTATGACAGGAGCACTTACTCCAGCTACAGATCTATGCCCTGTCGTATACACCAGTAACTTGAGTGGTACGGATTCTTATACCCTAGACGTTGATTACATATACGTATCAATGGACCGGGCTGCTGTTGGGGGTGCTGCTTAATTAAGTAGCCACTTGCGAGGGGGCCTTCTCACGAGGGTCCCTCCCTGAATATACATATAGATAGGAGAAATAATATGCCCCAAGGAAAAGGTACATACGGTAAGAAACGAGGAAGACCGCCGGTCCCAGCTAAGAAGAAGAAGCCATATATGTTGGCGCAAGGCTAAAAGGAGATAACTTATGGCAGGATCGAATATAGCAAGACATAAAAGCGGAACGATAATAGCTACCGTTAACCCAGCAACAGGAAGCGCTCAAGCACTAGTAGCCGCAGCAGCAGCCAACGTCAAGATCAGAGTGGTATGGCTGGCATTAAACTGCGCCGGGGGAGCTAACACCGTACAGTTCAATTCAGCAACTACAGCGATTATGCCGTTGATGGGATTTGCGACATTGGAGTCCCTAGTGTTGCCGTACAACCCCAATGGTTGGTTTGAGACGGCAGCCAACGAGGCTCTCAACTGTACGCTTGGAAGCGGTACTGCTGTTGGGATGCAGATAGGTTACGTCCACTCGACAGTTTAAATTGTCAGGAACAGGTGTAAGTGAATAGCCTGAAAGAGATACTCGACGTACTAGAGGGGGTTCCTGCAGAAGAAGAGGAACTACTCAATGCAATGGTTAACGAGAGTGTTAAGGAACAGATATGGGTTCCTAACCCCGGTCCACAAACCGAGGCATACTTCTGCAAGGCGGATGAGCTGTTCTATGGAGGACAAGCAGGAGGGGGTAAGACAGATCTAGGAATTGGGTTAGCCCTGACAGCGCACACAAGATCTTTGATACTACGACGCACCAGTAAAGAGGTGAACGAACTGGTAGATAGGATGGAAGCGATCATAGGCAACAGAGACGGCTGGGGTGGTATTCAAGCCGGAGTATGGCGTAGGCCCTACGGTAAACTGGTAGCCCTAGGTGGATGCAACGAAGAGAAGGATAAGCAGAAGTACAAGGGCATCCCAAGAGATCTGTACTACTTCGATGAGGTATCAGACTTTGAAAGATCCCAGTATGAATTCATTATCGCATGGAACAGGACAGTTACTAAGGGACAGAGATGCCGGGTGGTCTGTGGTGGAAACCCGCCGACTAGACCAGAAGGACTATGGGTAGTAGAACGATGGTCTGCGTGGTTAGATCCACAACATACTAAACCGGCTAAACCCGGAGAGTTGAGATGGTACACGACAAGTCAGGATCAGGAGATAGAGGTGGACGGGCGAGGGCCCCACTGGGTAGACGGAAGAGAAGTGTATGCTCGTTCGAGAACTTACTTACCCGCGTCTCTGCAGGACAATCCAGACCTGATGAACACTACAGACTATCAAGCTAACTTAGATTCACTCCCACAAGAATTGAGAGCAGCGTATAGAGACGGAGACTTTGGTACCGCATTACGAGATAACCCTTGGCAGGTGATACCTACTCAGTGGGTAACCGACGCACAGAAGAGATGGACCCCGGAGATACCAGCAGGAGTACCGATGTGTGCGATGGGAGTAGATATCGCGATTGCTAAAGATAAGTACGTGATACAGACAAGACATGACGGGTGGTTCAACAAAGCTACGGTGGTGCCCGGGAACGAGATATCGGACGCTAAGAAACAAGCAGGCCGGGTAGTATCAGAAAGAAGAGACAACGCGAAGGTGATAGTAGATGTCGGCGGCGGTTGGGGTGCCGATTGTTACGGACACTTGATGAAGAACGGCATTGACGCGATGGCTTACATGGGAGTTAAAGGTAGTATTAAGAAATCCAAGGATGGTAAGTTTTCTTTTACCAACGTGAGGACCGAAGCCTTCTGGAAACTTAGGGAAGCGTTAGACCCCTCACAACCCGGGGGCTCGATGGTATCTTTACCTCCAAGCGTAACCCTCAAAGCTGATCTGTGTGCTCCCTCATATAAAGTCAAGGGAAAGATGCACGGAGCTTCGATGGCAGTAGAGTCTAAGGAGGATGTCTGCAAGAGATTAGGACGTTCGACAGATGAAGGTGATGCAGTAATTATGTGTTACTACGATGGGGTGCTCCAAGCAAACCTAGCAGGTGGGTGGGTTGGTGGCGCTGCAGGAAGAGACCCTAAAGTAAACATGGGGTCGAGACACAAAGTAAAGGCTAACAGGAGATCGCGTTGATACTTAATCTATGCGTACAATTGTGTTACTTTAGCAACTTAATCTAAGGAGGGTGTATG